CCGCGTGAGAGCGGGAAGATACCTTCCGCGCCGTCTTCCCCCATGACTCCCGCGCCCTTGGCAAAGGCGAACAGCGTAGGCGTGTTCACAACGGTTCCGCTATGGGCGCTCAGGGTCGGTGAACCTGAGAACACTTCGCCCTTGGCAAAGAAGCTGGCGTCCGTACCACCTTGGAATCCAAAGCTGTTCATGCCGCTGCCAGCAAATGCAGTAATTACCTGCATGATCGCTTTCTTCACCAAGAACTTTTCAACGTCCTTGAGAATGCTGACCAGCATATCTTTCCACGCCATCTTTCCGGTGCTGGCTGCTTCGGTAAATGCGTCGGCGACAGTATCCATGCTGCGATTGGTGACAGCAGCAACTTGGCCAGCAATATTGGCGGTCTGATCCAACCAATTCTGCATGCCGGCATTGAGGCCGTTCAACCAATCGGATTGTGCGGCCTTGATTGCATCGAAGCCAGAAACTTCGATGGTGATGCGCTTGTCGGTAAATGCTTGCAATGCCGCCAATCGACGGTCATAAGCATCTTGGTCATTGTCTTGCGCGAACTGATCAGCAAGTTCACGCTCCTTGTTCGCGCTGTCTTCCATGATGCGCGCAAGTCGCTCACGCTGATCTGCTTCTTGGTCGCCCATGCCAATACGGGCGACTGCTGCATCCACGCTGCGTTGTGCGGCTTCGTTGGACAAATCCAGCGCACGGATATACGCATTGATACTGAACGTGCGCTTCTTGTTGTACGCATCTTCTTGGATGCCAAGCACCGCAAGTTGCGTTGCGCCATCGGCCCGTACCTTGGCCAACTTGGCTTCCGCTTCGCCGATCTGCTTGCTCGTGTTGACGGAATCTTTGCCAGTAACATCACGCGAACGCAGGAACGCGATCTGATCGGTCAGTGCCTTTTCCTGAGCGGCAGTATCACGCTGCAACAGTTCTTTCGACTTGGCGTAGTAATCTGCGGATGTAATCAGCTTCGCGCCGTACTCAGCCTGCAGCGTGCGCGTGGAATTCTGGATTGCAGCCTGCTCAAGCGCCAACTGATCCTTGATTGCCTGCAGCGATGCGGATGCTTGGGCATTGGCCAGGCTCGTGCCGCTCTTGCCTTTTGGCTGCGACTCGTTGTAACGCGCTCGTGACACCGCAAGCGCATCTTGCACGCGCTTGTCTTCTTTGGAAATGCCAAGCTGCTTGTACAGATTGACGATTTGCTTTTCTTCAAGTTCCTGTCGGTCCTTGCGCGAACGGTTGCTGTCGTTCAACGCGCTCAACTGCCGCAGGGTTTCACTGCGGGCAGTCTGCCGCTGCTGTGCAGCTTGCCTGTCTTCTGCCGTGGGTCCGCCTGTAGTCGCGCCCATCATTGCGAACGCGCCTGCCGGTCCTGGCGTCCTGAATGCCTGCCACATGCGGCTCAAAGTTCCAGCAGCTTCCTTGGCGTCGCGATCCAGATTGGAGAAATAGTTGACAGCTTCATCCCATGCTTCGCCGGTGTTCTGTTTGATCTTGAACCACGCGCCCGAAACCAACCCAAGGCTATCTTGGACTTGCTGTGCGCGTTCGATCTGCGCTTGCGCTCGCGTTTCTGTCGCAAGTGCTGCCGCACCTTCGATGTCGCCCGCATCCTGCATTGCTTTGATGCGGGAATAGATGGTTTCGGTAAGGAAGTTTTCGGCGTCATTGAATTTGAGGATCGCGCTTACCGGATCACGCGCCAGTTCGGCGTATTCGGCAATCGTGTCGCTCATTGCTTTACCGGTGACATCCTGCATACGCGCTGCAGCTTCAGCAACAAGCGCGTATTGATCTGCGGCAATCCGGCCGCCTGCAACGATTTGCGTCAACGCATCTGCGGCTTGGCGCGTTGTCACGCCTGTAACGTTGTCAAGCGATTCTGCCATCGCCTGCAACTGATCTGAGTTCATCGTCGCGGCATTGCCGCTCATTATCAGAGCGGCATTGAACGCGTTAGCACGTTGCTCACTTTGCAGGTATGCAAAGCCGGTTACACCGATTGCGCCAGCAAGCAGCGACCACGGCGTAACAAGTTTCGCCAACGCACCACCCAAAGCGCGCGCTGCAGGCACCACGCCGCCGAACACGTCCTTCAACTGGCCGCCCTGCTGGATCAGCACGGTCAACGGATTCTGGCCACCCTGCAGTGACGTGAAAATGTCGGTGATCTGCGCCGGCACCTGGCGCATGGCAGCAACTTGCTGCTTCGCACTCAAGCCGTATTGATTGAACTGGATGCCGGTCTTCTTCGCGGCATCGCCTTCTTGGCCAAGCGCAACCGTGTTTGCTTTGATCTTGGTAAGCAACGCATCTTGCGTCGCGCCCGTGGTTTGCGTGATGACTTTGTACTGCAGCCATTGCTCACGGGTAAGGCCAAGTTTGGTGATTTGCTGATCGAGCGATGCGATGACGCGCTTTTGTGCGACGGTCATCTTGTCGGCTTCTTGCTGCGCCACAGCGCCCAAGCCAGTTTGTTGCTGCTTGGCGCGATCTATCGCAACAGAATAGTCGGACAGATCGAGTGTCAGACCAATTCGGGCAGTGCCAAGCGACTCGGACTCAGCCATTTCATTCTCCAAATAAACCCCGNCCCGCCGTAGCGGGGCTATTTTTTGTGCATCTGTTTCAATGCCTCGGATTCGATTACGGTCAGCTTGTACACCCACTCATCGTAATCTTCCCCTGTCACGCCCTTTCTATCAAGCGCGTGATGGAATACGTTGAAATCCAAGCCAGTTGCACCGCCCATCGCCGTTCGCCATTGCCGGGAATACTGCGAGAACAACTCCATCACTCCCCAATTCTCATCCCACACTTTGACATGGGGTTCTGGATAATCGGACAGCTTGTAAACAGTGCCTTGCAAGTCTTCAGCGGTAGGAGCGCACCAATAGTAATTCTCTACCGCCTCTTTCAGTTTTTTACTACTTCCACGCGGCGCGAGCGATGGAACGCACTGAACAAGCCTTCGATCATGCCTGGCCGATCCGATTCCATTTCGCGCATGCCGTCGTCGGTCAGCGGGTATTCGGATTCCATGTCCTTGATGACATACAGCAGCACAGCGCGATTTGCGTACTGCATGTCGCTCTGCGCTTTTTCATGCTTGACCGCTTCCAGCAGTTTGTCGTTCACCTGGTCCTGCGTGCGGTTGTGGAACGTGACATTGAGTTTGATCGGCGCGTGGCCTTGCCCATTGACGGTGATTTCGGTTGCCAAGGTTTCGGGAGTGCTGCGGGTAAGCATGTGTAGCTCCTGGTGATTTCGGAATTGACAACAGGGGTGCGCGTTCAACGCACCCCTGTTGGAACTTACGGTGCCGCGTCGTACCGGATGGAATCGGCACTGAGCGAGAACGTCATCTGATTGGACATGAATTCGTTCATCGCTCGCGTCGGCTCCTTGTTGAACGACAGGTAGCCGGCGTTGTAGATCACGTCGCCATTCGGCAACGTTTCGCGCAGGATCACGATTTCCTTCTTGCGGTCGATTTCGATGAGAGCATCGAAGTGCGGCTTGCTCGGGTCGTAGTCCAGCATGAACACGCGCGACTGCGCCGCCTTGAACGTTGGAGCCTGGACTTGCTTGCCGGTCGGATCGCTGACGTACTGGCGCTGTGCGAAGTTCTGATCGCCACCGGATGCCTGGATGTCGTGGATTTTCGGCAGGTTGACGAAGTTGCTGGCGACGCGGAACGCGCCAACGCCTTCGCCGGCCGGGAATCGCGACACGTCCGTGGTGTCGTAGCCTTCGATGTCGAAAGCGGAACCGACTACGTTGGCAGCACGCGCGGGCGCGTCATCCAGTTCGGTCCAGCCGGACGACAGCAACAGCACGTCGCCAAGCGCCGGAGCGGATGCGCCGGTTGCGTTGGCGGGATCGGCGTTGGTCAGTGCGGTGATGGCCACGGCCAGAGCAAGCTGCGTTGCGACAGCGTACCGGGCACCGTTGATCATAATACTTGGCATGGTGATGTCCTCGTTGGTTTAGGTTGTGCGGTGCCACGGTTGCGGCAGCTTAGTCTACAGCCAAGGGGTCTGGATACCAAAAGCCGAAGTCCTGCCGCGCCCCTCGCAACTTCAGGACTTCGTTGTAGTCGTTGACCGCTGCACCCAACGGGCTTGTGACCCAATTGATTGCAATGCTGTCAGCGACGGCTTTGCGCAATGCGCGCGCCGCATCCGAAACTTCAATCCGGCGCGGCCCCCAAACGAAGAATTGCATACGCGCGTTCTGCATGCCAGGCAACGTGTTGTCGACGTACCACCGATCCGTGCCACCCACTTGCTGCATGATGCAAAACACGTCGGGAGCGGCATTCGGGTTGAAGTCATCCGGCGCAGTGTCATGCCACAGCCGACCACCGAAGATCGCACCGTACTTGTCGATCAGATCGGTTTCAAAACTCATTTCGCATGCTCCGCTAACAGGATGGGCAATTCTTTGCGACCGCGAGCTACAACGATCGGCAACAACTTCGGTGTCACGATGTCATACGCAGGGCGAAGGAATGGTTTGGCAGCAATCCATTTCGGACCACCTTTGCGTGGCACACCCTTTGCATTCGCATTCTTCCCTGTCGCAAGCGTTTGGAACCTGCCCAACTTGGCATTGAAAATGACTTGCCATTTCATCCAATGCCCGAATTCTTGCAAATGACCGTGCGGCGCTTTCTTTGCATTCCAACTGATCGAATACGAATAGCTGTTTGGCGTGGATCGAGACTGGTCAAACACCAGGTATATCGAGTTGCGCAACGTACCGTCTTTGACCGGTGCCCAACGCTTTGCTTCATCGCGGAGTTCCACGCCGCCTTCCACCGCCATCCTGCGAGCCAACGACTCTTTGATAGGACCGTCAAGCGCGGCAAACACGCGGTCCCATTCCGTGGCATCCAGAAAGGCTTTGTAGCCGTCAGCCATTGTTGCCGCCAGCCTCACAAACCAAATCGGTCCATTCGTGCTTGTCAACGTCATGCACGATTTTGCGAATGTCGTAGAACGTACCGTGATCTTCCAACCGCATGCCAGTGTCGATTCCGGCTGGCCTGTAATTGATGCGGAAGCTGTACATGGTCGTCGAAACGTCAACGCCTTCCATCGCGGATCGCACTGCGCCCATTCCGGTCGCACCGCGCGGTTTTGCCCACGGCGAAAGCACAAGCAGCCAGTTATCCAACGGCTGATTGGCTGCGTCAACGCCAGGATCGCGTTTGCTGATCTTGATCTTGCGGCTGTACTCGCCTGCTGCCCTGCTCATAGCGGTCCAATCCAACGGTGCATTGCCATGATGTTCTGTGCGGACATGGGAACTTCGACCGCAGCAGCGCCTTGACCTGTGACAACGGACTCCCTGTTGCGGTACATATGCCCAACGGTCATTAGGATTGCTAGCACGATGTCATCGCCAACGGGTTGACCTGACGCATCTGCAGCAACGTCAAGCGCCAATCCGTGAACGATGGCGTCGACTTGGTTGGTGGCGTTGTTCAACGCTACTTGTGCGGCGGCCAGCATCATCACTTTCATGCGGTCGTCGTCTTGTGCATCGGCATCGAGTACGGCGGCGTCGTATGCAGCATACGCAGCAAGCATCGTTGCGGAAATGGTTGCCACCGCTGCATTCAAATCAGCGGTGGCAGGGTAAAGATTACGGTTGGCAAGGCGCGCGCACGCTGCTTCTGCGGCGTTGCAATAAACCGTCAACAGTTCATCGTCGTCGCCATCGGCCTTTACGTGGTCGCGCGCTTGGTCAAGCGTAATCAGTTTCATTGCGGCTTACTCCGTCTTCGCGGCGGCGATGATCGCATCCAACACGGTCTTGCGATTCTTGCCGGCGGTTTCCAGCGCATGCAACTGCGGGAGTTGGCCACGGCCTTCATCGGTGACGTTGGCGAGCGCGGAAATCACGTCTTCCGCCTTGTGCGCGAGGAATTCCGTCAGTCGCGCTTCGGCGACGGCATTGGGATCGTACTCGGTGCCGTCCTCGTTGACCTGCACGCCGGCCTTGTTGCGGAACGTGNGCCGTCGTCCTGGCGGATGGCGTCGACGATGCCGGAAAGCGGCGCACGCTTCTTGGCGTTGCCATCCTGGCGCTCGGCGACGGTTTCATGCGTCGCGGTTTCCGTGGTTTCCTTGGCGATGCCGATGTGCGCCAACGCTTCGGCTTCCTGCACATCGATCACTTCGGCCGGTTCCCACACGGCTCCGCGCAGGGTCGGATTGCTGGCATCCAGCGCCGTGACGATGGCGGTGGTCAGCAGCTTGTAACGCTTCTTGCTGGACATGGTATTGCTCCTTTCGGTTCTTGTTGCAGCATCACCCCTGCCGTAACAGG